TAAAACTGCCATCGTCACCATTTTCGCGATAATCTGCCCCGCCATATCCAAGAAATAGCTACCAACACTCTTAAAGAAATCAGCCAATGCCTGCTTCGCACTTGTGGCACCAGTAATTGCATTGGTGAACGACTGAGAGAATGCACTGCCAATAGCGTTTGCTGCGCCAGTGATTTGATTGATTGGATTTACCAGATCTTCCAGTTCTTTTTTCAAACTGCGAATGTTTTGGCTCAACCCTTCCGTCAACGTTGGATCTATTCTTTGGCGGAACAGATCGGTTTGCTGTTCAGCGTTTGGATCCCCTGCGTCTTTCCTTGACTGCCTGAATCTTTCAATTCTCTGCTCGTTTGTCACCAAGCCAAGCTGATCGCGCAAGCTAAACAGCTCGTCTTCGGACGCTTTTGCAATGGCTTCTTTCTCAAACCTGTATCGCTGTGCTTCTTTCGTAAGCTCTGCAGCATATTCAATTGAAAGGCGAGCGTCGTCGTTTTGTTTAGTTGCAATAGCTTCTGCTACCAATGCGCCCTGTTCTTTTTGCCCCTCGGCAGCCTTAAGGGCTTCGAGATATTTCAGTTCAACCTGTGCAGCTTGTTCGGCAAAGTCAATAGAAATTCTTTGGTTGTTTAACTGATTTACCCTTGACCTGTTGTTTTTGTTTTGAGCTTCGCCAATATCTATCTCGTTATCCAGCCTCGCTTTTGTAGCGGCAATGAGTTTGCCTTCATTTATGATTGAATCAAGCAAAGACTTGCGCACTTTTTCTGCCTTGCCGCCGCCGCCGCCGCCGCCGCCGGTATCAGTGCCGGTAGGAGAAGCGAAGTCAGTTAGACCTTTAGCGGCTTCTGGAGCACTAGGGTACTTTTCAATTAAGGTTTTATAGTTCAGTCGAAGTCTTGCTTGAGCTGCCTCGTCTGCTTTTAGCCTTGATGTCAAGTCTTCTGGGACTGCTACACCAGCGAGAGGAGGCGCACTTCCCCCCATGGCCCGCTCGCCTCCATCTGATTGCGATGCCTTAAACTCTTTAATACTTTTCTTTGTTTTCGCGAGCCTAGCTTCGACAATATCAAGATTCTTGACAATATCCTTAAAGGTTGATCTCAGCGTTTCTTTCGTTGCAGCCGTTCCACCGATTGACCTGAAGAAAACTTCACCTTGAGGTTTTGTGCCAGAAGCGTCAAGGTCAGCTTTTGCTTGCTTAATTCTATTGAAGTAAGATATAACCAGCTCTGCGCCAACAATGGCAAAGCTTATTACGATTGGCGCTGCTAAGGATGCAGCTAAAGTTTTCACTGTCGTTCCAAACCTGGCCAGCTTTGTCGCGGCAAGAGACGCCTGCTGAGTGGTTTGTCTGAACCCAGTTCTTATTAATGCGAACATAAGTTTTAGTGGCCCACTTAAAGCAACAAACGCTTTTAGTGCAAAATTCACGGCGACAAGCTTTGCCGCGAAAGATGCAATAGTCAATATCGCACCTCTGTTTTGAATAATAAAACGCATCCCTTCTCCAACAGCCTTCGCCATAACCACCAGGCTTGGGCCAATATCAGTAATAAATTCCAAAAACGCTTCCTGAAACTCAGCACCGATTGGCTGAAGAGCCTTACCTATCTCAAGCCGCATTTTGTCGTATGCAACCGTCAGTCTTGCTCCAGCTGACTCGGAAGACCCGGCAATCTTTTTAGCCAATTCGCCGTATTCACCACCCAGTTGAACCAAGAACTTCATCAGGTCATTCAGGCCCACCTCGCCTTTTTGCAAGGCTTTTGTCAGCTCTGGGCCGGTCCTGCCTGACGCTTCAGCAATTTTGTTAAATGTGCCAGGCAGTCTTTCTGCAATTTGATTGATCTCTTCTGCACTGACTTTGCCCTTCGAGAAAATCTGAACGAGCGCAGTTACGGCTCCTTCAACCTGCTCTGCACCGCCACCCGTAGCGATAATTGCAGAGTTAATGTTCTTGAACGCAAGCTCTGCATCAGCAATGCCACCGCCAGCACCTTTTACTGCTGCTGTAAGTCGAGTGATCCCTCTGATAGCAACTTCTTGTGGAATGTTTAATTCTTTTGTGACATCAGCAGCGGCTTGCAGTGCTTGGTTGTAATTACTTGCGTCACCTGCAATACCATTCAACGCAATTTTGAGTTTCTCAATGCTCGCCGCATACTCAGCAAACCCACCAAGCTGCTGCCTGAGCTGACCTACCTGAGCGCCAAGTGCAGCACCAGCAAAAGACCCGCCAACACCACCAACTGCGCCACCAATTGCGCCACCCAGGAACCCTTCAGGTCCACCGAAAATACCGCCGGAGATCGTTGCACCAGCAACTTGGGCGGCCTTACCGGGAGAGAACTTACGGCGGCTCATCCTTCGGCTGGCTTTTTCCGACTGCCTGTCAAGGTTTTCAATTTGCTGGGTTAAACGCTTAAATGCAGCCGTGGTTGTAGGCAGCTCGTTGCGCTTCCTTTCCAGAGCAGCTTTAAGGTTATTTATGCCAGAAATGCTTCCATTGTTTGCGGCTTTAGCCTTTCTTATCTCTGCGTTATATGGCTTATACGCAGCAGCAGCTTCTCTTAGCGCATTTGCTTGCTTCTTTATTGGCTCGCTCATCCCTAAAGCGGCATTTACGCCAGTCGCAGCTGTTGGTAACGCAGCTGCGTCTTCTTTTAAGCCGGGGAAGTCAGCGGGGACTGGTCGTGCTCTAGTGACATTGCCTGTTAAATCGAAGACTCCGCGAGCCATTCCGCTTCTAGCTAGCCCAGTACCCGGAGCCGTGGTCTGACCGGCAGCAGGCAACAGCAGCGGCGTTGAAGCCACGCCTGCCCTAACGGCTGCACCAAGTTCAGCCCTAGCAGCCTCTTGCTGCCTGACAATACCTCGACGAAGATAGTTGCCACCTACAGAGGTGTTCGCGTAAACACCCTGGGCAGTAGAAGCCTGCCTCGCCATGTCAGTCACATTGCGGTAACTGCCAGCGATCTCGTTCAATTCTTTCTGTAAATTATTAACCTGCCTTGCGTTTTCTGCATACTTAGATGAACCTTCAGCTGTTTCTGTATTCAGCTCATTCATCTCAGCCTGAAGCTGGCCAATAGCTTCACGCAGATTCTTTTGATTTCTAACTGTATTGCCGCTAGCTAAATCTTTTACCAGCGCAGCGCCTAACCCCTGAGCCGTTGCTGTTGCCTCTCGCTGCACCTGTGCAATACGCAAAGCAACAGCAACATATTGATCGCTTGACCTAACAGTATTTATCAACCGATCTTGCAGTTCAGTGAGCCTTTGAGAAAAAGCAGCAGTTGTAGCCGGTAGATCACCTAATCGCTGATCAAGCGCATCTATAGGGCCAAGTTCTACGTTGCCTGTATAAACTTGAGCACCAGCTCTTACTGATCTTCTAGCCTCGCGAGCAGTCTCTTGAATGCCTAGCTGCTTCCTTCTCGCTATCGCTGCAGTTAATTGATTTTCTTTCTTTGCAAGCTCTTCGGTAGCCTTACCTTTTTCGCTAAGAGCTATGACTTCACCTCTAACAATTTCCTCTCTCTCTTTTGCGGCTTGAGCTTGTTTTCTTGCAGCAGCTTCATACTTTGCTAAGACTCCTGAGACAGAAGCAGCCCTAGCCCTGTTTCGGCTTGCGTTTTGTTCTAGTGCAGCGTCAAGTGAGTTAACTTTTTTTGTCAACTCATCAATTTCTTTTGAAAGCCCAAAGAATGCTTGAGAGTCCTGAGACGCTTGATTCCTTAATTGCTTAAGACCGTCAATTGCTTTTTTTATTTGCGCCGAACTAGAAGAAGCGGCGGACCCAATTTCTAGTAACGCGGATCTTTGCTCTTCTATCTGCGTACTAGACCCCTTAATTGCTAGCCCTAAATCCCCAATTTTTGCAGCAAGAAACTTATACATCCTGCCGCCCATGGCGGCTTGCTGGCGCAAACCCTCAAGCGCCTTAATCTGTCCTCTTACTGTCGCTTCGCTGTTGCCAGCTTCTGCGGCAAAATTTCTAATATCTTTAGCTGCTTGAACAATACTTATATCAGAAAGTTTTGTCTGTTTTGATAAATCTCGGAACGAGCTTTTTAAGGACGCAAGCTGTTCTGCGCCTGTGACCTTAATTTTAATATCAACAGGCGAAACGGTTTTACTTGCCATCTTTCTTGTTCAGCTCAGAGAGTGCAGCAGCTTCCATTACTTGAAGGCTCTCCAGCATCTCACGGGGATTGCTTACATCATAAAGGGACATTAGCCCTGATGCACCCAGCAAAACCTCATATTTCAATCCAACGTAACCTCCCATCGTGACGGTCCATTGCGTTTGCATTCGCAAGAACATCATCAACGCATCCCAGTTTTCTTCCCATACCTCAAAGTGCTCCTTTTCAGGAGCGGCCTGACGCTGCGGCTTCAATCCAAATGCCGCAGCGTCATCTGCACTCTTGTCCTCTATTCTTTTGCCGCCATTCGCCCAATACTTGACGGCATCTTTTAGTTTCCCAGTTTCGCGCCTTCAAAAGTTTCGGTGTAAGCCTTCAGGACACCACGAATCCAATATGGATCATCAGCAAATTCTTTCATTGCTGCCTGGGAAAACGGCAACGGTTTTCCGTCTTCATCCTCGATTCCTTCCCATCCAGTCATCACTGCTTTAAGCAAATCGAGGTCGCCTTTATCCGCAAGCTTCTGGAACTCGGACCGTGGCACCCGCTTAAACACCGCATCAAAACTAGAGTCATCAAAGACCCCACCGTCAGCAGGTTCTTCCACGGTTACAGGCCACTTGAAAGTTTTAACCCTTTTGCGAACGAATGCCATTGAGCAAATTTAACTGCAATTAGCCTACAGCAATAAAAATCCCTCCGCAATGTAGAGCCAAAAAGAATGCTTATACAGCACAAAGCCCCCGTGCCGGTGAGGGTCGGAGGCTTTGGCGGGTGCGGCCCCTGCCGGGGGTGCAAGTCAGATGCTGTTCCTAGCGTCCTAGGGCAGAGCTGCGACAGATCAAGTGTACACCAAGCTGAACTCATCATTCCCTGCTGTTGAGGGAATCGCGGTGTATGGGATGTTCAGCATCGCAATGCCGTCTTGGTCGGCATAGCTCACATCACCAATGTCGATTTGACTGCTCGAAAAATCAACAATGTTCCCAGCAGTGGTGCCATGCTGGAACGTCAAGTCGCCTAGCGTGCCGTCAGTCAAAGCAGCAGTGAAATAGTCCTTCGTGGCAATCGAGATCATCTCAAGGCTCACGCTACCGCTGGCACTGCGATCAGTGATCAGCACTTCCTTCGTGCAACCAATCAACTCGCGATACACGACTGTGTTGCCGATGTCCATACTCACTGACTGAAGACAGCCAGAGTAAGAGAGCAAGGAGAATGTGTCTGTGTTGCCGTTCTTAAAGATCAGCGGTGTTGCCTGGTTTGCGTAAGTAACGCTAGGCAGTGCTGAATCATCAGGAGCGTTATAGATACCAGTGAAGGTGAAGTCAATCGTAGGGATTTCTCCAACAGATCCATTCAAGGTGAATGTTCCTCTAGCACCAGTCACTTTGTGACGAACGCCATCAATGTTGTAGTGAATGGTGACCGAGCTGAAAGATGCGCTCACTGGCGCATACGTCACCGAAGTTCCAGCAGCAACAGTTTCGCTAAGGCCACAAGCCTGCAGTGCTTTGCCGTACTGAGGCGCAGTTCCAGCAGTCCCGGATCCTGCAAGCTCAACGCTGAATGTACATTCAACGCGAGTGTTAGCCAGCAGTTGCTCAGAAGCGCCCAAATAAGGACGGATCAGATCACGATTAACAACATCACTCTGCTGTGGGGTGATGTTCAGATCTCTCACCAAAACCGCGTCGGTTCCTGTTGGAGTCGGATCGACTCCGTAGCTCGACTCTGTTTCGATCAGAATCAGTCGTTTCCGTAGAAGAAGTGGTGCCATTTTCTTGTTGGGGGTCGGCGGGAAGTGTTCGCTGAATCAGAGTGCGCTTTCCGGTTTCTGGATCGAGAAGATACGACCCACCTTGACCGCTGTACTCGTCTTTCATCGTAATCCTTGCAACTGCTTAAACCTTAGTAGACGGTAAGGTCTGCTACTGATGTTCTGTATTTAACGTCGTACTCATTAGAAAACACGCCAGCAGGCTGGTCTGCATCAAGAAACTCAAAGCTTGTCAGAGCAGGCTGCACGTCAATTGCATAACCCCCAAGAGTCAAATCAGCCATAAGCTTTGAGTGCATTGATTCAATTACTGAATCTGCATCCGTGTAAGGAGTCGTTGACCTGGTGATTACGACTATTCTTACCCGCATCGTCCAGTCAAGTTTTGGTAATGATGTTTGCTGCTGCGCAACGTCATTTACTGGCTCGATAACAACCATTGGCGTCTCGGCCCTGGCTGCTGCGGTAACCCTTGACCGATACACCCTCCCATCAACTCCAGCCGTGCTGGCTAAGGTTGTGGCGATCTGGGCCAAGATTTGTTCACGTCTAGTAGTCATGAGTTTTTCATCAGCATTAACTCAACAAAGCTTCCGTCATCAATCAAATTCGCGCTTCTTACGGTGTAGTTTACGCTATCCACTGTTATTGCATCGCTGTGAAGCAGATTCTTGAATTTTGAAGACTCACAAGTCAGCTTGTAGTCAGTCGTAAGCACAACCCCATCAGCAATGATTTCTGAAGGCATGTCTAGAATACCGAACCCTGAGATTGCACCAGCAACAACTGGCACCGCAAAATCTGATGTGCTTAAAAAAATACTTAGATCTTCGGTAAATGCCATGCTTCTTACGATTAGGTAGGATCAGGTCCATTCTG